GACGCCGTCCGCCTTGTTGTGGAGCGCCTGCTGCATGAGCAGGGTGGACGCCTCCTTGATTTCCTCCATCGTCTTCTTGGCGATGGTGGTGAAGGCGGCATCCTTGGACTGCGTGCCAACGAAGGCGAGTCCGTCGACCTGACGGGTCGTGTACGCGCGGACCACGCCGACGTTCGCCTGGACTTCCGTCGCGGTGGTGTCAGGCGGGAAGTACCCAGAGGACGAGAACGTCGCCCCAGCCGGGCGGCCAGTCACGACGTCGAAGAACACGTTGTTACCACCCCAGCGCATATTGCGGGGGCCGCCAGCGCGACCCTTCTCGAGCTGGGCGAGGAGCGGGGTGACGAGGTTCTGCACCTTCTCGCGGAACTGCGAGTAGACGTTCTTGAGCAGACCAGTCAGCTCCGCATCAGAGATGACAGTAGGAGCGGGCATGAGAGTGAATCCTTGTGGTTAACGGAAAGATGCGAAGACTTCGGACATGGCCGATTCCACCGCATCATCGATGGTCGCCGGTTTGGCGGCCTTGGGTTTCGCAGGGGCATTGCTCGCGGCACGTCCCACGGGCTTGGTGGCCTGCCCCACCGCCCGCTTCGCTTTCTGCGCCTCAACTTGCGCCTTGGCTGCTGCGGCCTGCGCCTGCTCCAACGCGGGAGAGGTAGCCGGTCCGTTTCGCCGGGCATGGGTTGCCTGCGCCCAGATCGCGAGATCGTCCACGATGTACTGCCGGAGTGCGGCATACTCTGACGCGGGAAGATAGGTCTGCCCATTGGGCGCCTCTTTCGCGTGCAGCTGCATGGCATACGCAATCCGTTCCTCTAACTCCTCAGTCGTCACGGTCGGCAGGGCGTTGGCAATGAGCTCAACGGCTGGACGGACTTCTGCGGCGTAAAACTGTTCCCCTTGGGCCTGGATCGCCTCCATCTGGTGGCTGATCTGGACCTCCTGCACCCGGCGTTCCGCGCGCTCGGCACGGCGCTCCGGGCTATTTTCTTGCTCATACGCCTCACGCACGGAGAGAAAAAAGTTCTCATCCTGCAAAAGGCGCTCGATCTGCGCTTCGCGCTCGAGGACAACATTCTCGAGCTCCTGCGCGCGCGATTCGATCTGCTTGACCTGCTGTTCCCGAGCTTCGTTATAGACCCCAAACTGGGCCAACTTGACTACCTGATCGAGCCGGTCCTGCCGGAGCTTGCCATTCGCCTTGTACTCGACGACCAGGGCGGGGATTTCGACCTCACCCTCGGCGTCCTTCAGCACAAACTCGGTGGCCAGCTTGTCGGCGACGACCGGCACCGCCACATACCCTTCGGGGAGCGCGGGATCTGTTGGGGTTTCGTCGGTGGTCTCGGGTTCCTGCGGGGTGTCTGTTTCTTCTGCAACCGTTTCTGTTTCGTCCGCAACCGCCTCCGCCGGGGCGGGGGGTTCGTTGGCAGGCGGTGGGCTAGGCGGGGCGACGTCTGGCGTGGGAACGCTGGCGATCGCCGCCTCGGCGGCCTCTGACAACACTTGCGCGATGTCCATCCATACTCCTTAACCTTGTCGGGACAGGGTGTCGGCTTGCTGCGCGGCCATCTCCGCCTCGGGCATCCCGGCGAGCTGCTGCTGCAGCATCGGGGCGACGCCAATGGGCGGATTGCCGGCAGCCAGCGGCAGCTGGCCCGGGGGAAGTGAGGGCACACTGGCGGCGCCAGGGCCAGCCGGAGGGGCGCCCGGCGCCATCGGGCCCGGTGGCATCCCCCCCTGCTTCTGTGTGGCCTGATTGGCCAACGCGGTCCATCGCTCCTGCGCGGCAGCGATGACGTCTGGAGACAGGTCGTCCTGGAGCAGGATCTCCCGCTCCAATACGTCCTGATGAATGGCTTCGTTGTCCTGCCAGCGGAGCTCGGGCACGGCCCCACCCATTCGGATGGCATCGGCCACCCGTTTGGCCCGGGCTTCCTGGTCTTCGTCCGGGGTGCCGATGTCCCGCGCCACGGCGAAGGGCTGCCGACGCCGGTACTCCTTCTGGTCGATGACTCCGGTCTGGAGCCAGTTGTCGAGCAGATAGAGCCGGAAGGCGAGCGGCATCGGCATCAGGGTGGACGGTTCCACCCGGACGTCCGACTGCCCATCAAAATCCGTCGTGCTGACGGCGCGCGCGAGATCCGGGCGGCCCTTGCCGACCGCACCCAAGGCGCGCGGCACATCGTAACCCCAGGCCATGCCCGCCATCGAGACCTTGCACCAGTCGGTGTAGGCCGTGGCCAGGGCATTGACCGCCGGGCTGAAGACGCGCTCGAGCTGCTCGCGGCTGGCGAGGATGGCGCGACCGGACTCGCCGGTCACCTGTCCACGCGACACCGCATTCCAGCCGGACGCATCCTCGAACGCCGTCTTCTCGAGCGCCAAGGCTTCCTTCACATCGACGCCGACCGAGAAGCCCTGCACGGGCTGGATCGAATCGCCCATCGGGCCCGCGCCACGAATCTCGATCATCGAGGTGACGCCGCCCATGAAGGTCTCATTGGCGATCGTGTTAGGCCGGGTCAGGAAGCGTCCGCCCGCGTTGACGCGAATATTCTCCACCCACTTGGAGAGGAGCGCGTTGATCCGCATCTGGTGGTCGATCCACTGCTCCATCACCGGGCGCGGGTAGTAGCTTGGATCCGAAGAACCGTCGCGGATTGCGACCACGGGGATGGTGTTCCAGAGGAGCGGCGAGGGGCCGAAGACCACCTTGTCGCCCACGACGATCAGGTGCAGGCCATCGGGCAGCGCATCGGGGTGCGGCGCGACGTAGATCGTGAACCGCTCGGTCACGTCTTCATCGCGGAGCCGCTGGCCCTCGCCGATCGTGGTCTGCGTCAACACCCAGGCGCCGATTCCCTCGGAGCCCGAGTAGGTCGGCTGGTTGCCGGTCATGAGCGTGGTGTCTGCCGCATCGAGCCCGGAGACGCCATAGCGGAACGCGGCCTCGGCGCGGGTGATCACCTCGCGGATGATGACCCAGTGCGGAGCCTGCGTGGCCGTCGCGTTCGGGCTGACGCGGACCTGCTCGACGCGCAGCGTCTGGCAGCCGATATCGCCCAAAGGCTTCTTCTGTCCGGGCATATCGCCCAACCGCTCGTCCCACGGCCCACGATCCGGGTCCCAGAACATATGCCAGAAGCTGACGCCATCGGTCTGGGCCCAGAAGCCGGCTTCGCGCGCCATGCGCGGCATCTGCTGCTGGTCGTGCTGGTACTCGAGCGCCAACTGCTGCGCTTGCGCTTTGCGCTTATCATCCGGGTCCTGTGTGGTCGGCGTCACGGCGAAGCCGGGTCGCTGATCGACCATGATCTGGAGCCGCTGATCGAGCGCCTTGTCGATCATGTTGTACACGACCCGGGCCGCATCACGCGGACGGGCGGGTTCACGCCACGGCCCTAAGCCCGTGGCCGAAATCCACTGCTGGCCGGCCCGGAACAGGCGATTCCGCTCGACCAGGTGGAGGTGCATCTGCACCGCTTCCCGCCGGGATTCCCAGAGGCCACGCGCCCAGCTGGCCCAGGCCTGCATATCGTCCTCGGTCGCCGCATCGGCGCCGGGATAATCGGCCCCATACAGCGCGCGCTGCATCGCCGAGAGGTCGTCTTTTGACGGCTTCTTCGTGCGGTCCTGCGGATTGGGGGCAACCTGCTCATTGGGAGATTCGGGGTTATTGCTAAACCCCGCCATCTCCCGCGTAAGCATATCGTCCACCAAAGCGTCCGTATAGGGAATGGTCATGTGTTAGTCGATGCGGCCCACGCCGAAGCCGGCGCGAACGCGGTTCCAATCCTTGAGCTCTTCGTAGCGTTCCCGAATGGCTCGGAGCACTTCTTCCTGCGCCCAGCTTTCCCGCTCCAACATCGCGACCGCCACGAGGTCTTCGGGGATCTCGACGGGAGCGGGGGGCAGCGCGGCATCTGGGCGAGCTGGAGCGAACCGCACTGCGAGCTCTCCGACGCGATGAATCGCATACACGACCACCGCCGCCCAGAGGAGATGAATCAGCATTACTGCGCGGAGTAGCGAATGGTCACGACCGGGTCGCCGCTCGTGTACGCCGAGCACCGCGCCCGGAAGGCGCTATAGGCGCCGGTGGACTTTGTCCACGCGCCAACAGCCGTGGTCGTCGAAGCATCCGTGCCGGAGTTTGACGGCGTCATGTTGAAGGCGACGTAGTTTGTGCCATCCACCGACGCCTCGAACGTGATGGTCGCACTGAGCGTCCCGGTCACCTGCACGGCCACGAAGCCGGGCGAGGGGAGGCCCGCCACCGAGGCGGCATCATTTTCTGCGGCCACGGTCACGCTGTTGGTCTTGAGGAGCGTCGCTGCCATTAGTTACAGTCCCAAGCCCGGAGGCTTTTGTTGATGCGCGAGTCCGGATCGTTCGCCGTTGTCGCGCTGGTGAGTTTGGCCTTCATGCCCTTCATCCGCCGGCAAAATGCCACCCGGCGCTTCGCTGCTGTCGGAGACCGCTTGGCCTCCCCTGCCTTCACGGGCCGCTTGATGTCCCGCCCTTCGGCGCGCAAGCTGGCCCGTCCCTTCTCGTTCAACCCACCCTCAGGATTCTTCCCTTCGGCGCGCTGCCAGGCTGGGGACTTCGCCATGGCTCAGTCCTCGTCCTCGTCCTCGTACTCCTGCTCGTCCTTGTCCATCTCCATCTCGTCGTCCATCTCCTCTTCGTCCTCGAGGAGCGCGAGCTCGGCCTTGAGCGCGGCGATCTTTTCCTCGAGCATGGCGATTTTCTCGGCCTTGCTCATCTTGCCGCTCATCTCGCCCTCGTCCTCGCCTTTGCCCATCATCGGGCCAGGCTTGGGGGCGCCAATGGCGATCACCACCGCCGGCGGGCCCTTGCGGCGCATCATCGGCTTGCGCTTGGCGCCGACTTTCTCAGCGACCGCGTCCATGAATCGTGCCTTGTCTGCCATTACCAGCTCTCCGCAGGGAGTTGTGTCGCAAAGTCGCCGATCTTGGCGACCGCCGACTTGGTGGGGGTCAATAGTGGGTCGTCACCGAACACGGGGGCGGGCTGGAACGGGTCGGGCGGGACCACTTGGACCCGATCCCACCCGTAGAGCGCCAGTCCGAGCGCCATGACGCCGTCATCGTGGTAGCCTTTGGGGGCTTCGTACCGGACCCCGCTGGCGGTGTAGGTGAACTCGAACGCCTCGAGCTCGGAGATCAGCCATCCGTCCGGCAAGGTGAGCTCCTTGGCCTGAAACGCCGCGATCAGCCGCTGCATCAGGCGCAATTTGCTCGATTGCGTAAACACATGAGGGGTCACATCGACCCCCATCAGCTGCAGATCCGCGACGATCGCGTCGCCGACCCCGGTGGCATCGACCACGCACGGGACCTGCGCCGCCATCTGGGCGATCCGGGCCTTAGTCTCGGCCCAGGGCGCCTGCCACCGCTCCAAGACCACGACGTGCCGCCAGGGATCCAAGCCACAGACCACGGTGTAGTCCATGGACCGCGCTAAGTCGATCCCGTAGACGACCGGTTTCTGGTCGTTCACGGGGGCGATGCACTTGCGGATGGCTTCCAGTCCGAACGGGTTGGCGCCGTCGTCGGTCGGGATGCCCTCGAACTCCTGCTGGAAGATCTCCGGCGGGAGCTCTTTGCGGGCGATCTCGATCTCTTCGGGCGGGATGTAGGGGTTTTCCAGGGTGCTGGCCCGAAAGCTGGCCCAGTCTGGATCGTCCCCCTTGTCCCCGCGCGTAAACAGCGTCACGAACCCATGGCGCCGGCCTTTCGGGGTGCCGAGGAATAACGCGCGGCCTCCCAGGTCAACAAGCGTCGGGCGGATCGCGGCTTGCCAGACCTCGAGCAAGTCCTTCGCGATCCCGGCCTCGTCGATGATCGCCAGCGCATATTTGCGTCCACGGGCCGGATCGGGGCTGTCCAGGGTCCAGACCTCGATGACCCCGCCCGTCACCAGCTCCATGCGTTTATCCTGCTCATTCTGCCGGGCCACAATGGGCTGGAGCCGCTGGCTCAGTTCCCGCCAGGCCTCGAGCGCCAACTTGTAGCTCGGCGCGAACCATCCCACCGGCTGGCCCGCCAGGGCCAGGTCGCAGGCGAGGCGGATGCCGAGGGCCGATTTCCCGTACCGGCGCCCACACATGACCACCCGGAACCGGGCGGGATGCTGGGCGACGCGCGTCTGACCGGGATGGAGCCGGTGCAGGCGCACGCTGACCTCGTTGGGCTGGCTCTTGCTTGCTTTCACAAACCCCGGTGTTCGAAGGTGGGGATGCGTGCCGCCGGCGGGGGTGCTGCGTTGCCCCACCCGCGCGGCAGCAAACGACATCCCATCCACCGCCATGCACCAACATGGGTGCGGTTTGGCACGAAGCCACGTGCGGCAGTGTACAAAAATAATATCGGGACCTGGATCTGTCAAGCCCCCGTACTCATGGGCATGAGTATGCCTTGTATCGCCCAAAATATCGCTTTTTTAATATATTTATGCCTGTTATGCATCCGGTCCTAGTCCTGTTCACCCCCGACTCCAGAGTCACCCCTGACATAGCTGTGTCGGGGGTTTCGCGCCAGATAACTAGTATATATATATAATACTAGTAACTAGGGACACTGAACTACTGGTCACTTGTTAGCTAGTATCTCCCTATCTCCCTAACTATCCCAAACCCTTTCTTTCCCTCTTTCCCACGGATGCAATAACGCCTGCATATGCACTCGACCGCTCTGGCGCTGAGGATCCGTTGTTGCGAGATACTTCCCGGGCCC